ATCAGTAGACCCATTACCAAGATGAGAAACAACATCAGCAGGTACCACAAACTCGCCATCTGCCAAGCGCGCAGGTTGCTTACGACCAATTTGAGCTGGGATATTATCTGACATGCCATCGCCGGGACCTTTTAATAAACGACCACCATCTGAGTAACCACCTAAGTCTGCAAGACCACCCCGAGCACCAGCAACGGCATTAGCAGGTAAGTCGCCCAAAGTCATACCTGAACGTAATGGAGATGTGCCAGTCATATTAGCGCCATAACGAGCGTTATTAAGCATAGCCAACCCAGCTTGGTCTGCACTCATAGCAGCCATAGTTCTATCAGCAGTTAAATTAGCACGTTGTTTTTTCTTAGCGGGATCACCACCACCAGATAGCGCCATTAAACCACCATCAGCAGCGTAACGTGTGTATTGAGCTTGATAGTATGGTTTAGGTTGAGGTGGGGTATACCCTTGAAAATTAGGAGAAAGAGTTACTGCGCTGCCAGCAGGATCTTCTGTAGTGTTGTTGACCCCCGCAACTGTATTCATGCCAATATCAGCTCCAATACCCGGAAGAACTTGAGTCATAGCCTTACCCGGCGTACTCATAGTACTGTAATAACTTGGGGGAACTGCTTTATTATCTTCAACAGATGGTGTTGGAACGGAAGGGTTGTTAACTAGTTTTTGTAAAAAATTTTGTTGTGGGGGCGGTGCTTTATACGCATCACCAAATTCATTTAATTTATAACCTTCTGGAACAGTGTTTGTTGAACCTTGTCCAGAATAAGGAAGGTTAGCTACTTGGTCTGCTGGAATAGATGCACTAGGAACTTGCGGCATTCCGGGTCCAGCCACTTGTTTAATAGTGTCTGTAGCTTGCGCACCTTGGTTTACAGAATCGACTACTTGGCCTGTTTGTGCAGTTGTTTTAGCCGCTTCACCAGCAACATCTCCAGCACCGCCATAAGCACCCATACCACCCGATATAGCGCCACCAAGACCACCATAAAGAGCGCCTTGACCTACGTCTTTACCTTGCGCTGCAGCACCAATAGCGCCAACACCCGCACCAGCTCCAGCACCAGCCATTGCACCACCAACAGTAGCAGCAGTGCCCACAGCCATGCCTTCAGCGGCAAGAGCAGCACTAAGAGCAGGGGCAGCAGCACCAGCCGTAAAGTAAGTAGCCGCAGCCATAGCTACGATAGGAAGAATTTGTTCTAAGAACCCTGCTTCTGGCAACCCTGTTTCTGGGTTAATTGTTAAGCTACCGCCATGCGCTTTAGCAAGCGCCTGTAACCCCTGTACCTCTTTTGGGGTCATATGGACAAGCATCTGGTCTTTACCGCGTCCTTTTTGTTGAACGTGTTTAGCTAGGGTGTGTAAGCTCATAAGCGTACCTTGAGGTTATTTGGTGTCAAGTTTAACATTAATATAGCGCCGATACAAAGGACATTGTGGCTACTACCGATTGGGTTGACGGCTTTGTAGGGCTTGCGCTGGCAGGATAGTATGGAATGGTTACGTTAGTTCCATCTGTGGTAGACCAGTAAATCTGGATATAATCCCCAGCAGCCATAGAAACAAAGTAATTCCAGCCCTTAATATCGTGAAAAGGATCTCCGGGATTTTTTCTTGCTGGCATACCAACTTTGCCTGTAGAACCTGTAATATCAGCTAAAGTGGCTGTTGCAGCAGTGTATTGTTTAAGCCAAATATATACATCTTGTGGGGCATTAGAAAGGTTTTGTAACTGTACACTAAACTGTATGTTGTAAAGACCGGGGTAATCAGGGGTAATTCTAGAACTACTTACGATAGAAAACCCGTTGGTAAAATCGGTAGTATTAAAAGTTAAAGCTGTAGCAGTATTAGATGCAGCAGACTGGGTTACGCCGCTAGAAAACGCACCATATGGGAAAGTAACCGAGCCACCGCCAGAACCGTTTAAAAGACTTGCACCAAAGTTATCAATCTGGTTAAAGTACAAACGAAGCACGTTTGAATACTGGTCAAAGTATCCAGCGTTATACCCAGCTAATGGAGCATTAGGTAAGTTTGGCGCTTTTGAAGGGCGGATTGGTGCAGATCTATTAAGTGCCATTATCTGCGTCCGTCTGGTCTTATATCAATCCGTGGATAACCCATCTGCCAAGCAACCCCTAGTTCATTAGACTCAATTCTAAACGCCATTTGTCTGCCTCTAATACGGGTGTAAACTTGCCCAGTAAATTGTTGAACAGCATAAGTACGTTGATTAGCGTAACTTTGAGCACTTACTACCGCTTGTGGGTCAGGGTTTCCATAAGACGTTCCTGAGTTAACTCTTGGTATTACGGTCATATTAACTTGTGGTATACCCGATGTAGAGCCGTTAAACGTTAAGTCAGGCAGTATGCGCCACACAAACCCAAAGTTATGCCCCTCTCCAATATCAAAATCAGATGACTGAATATAAGACACAATCGGCACCGCAGTTAGTCCTGATACATCGTCAGTGCCGTTCTCGTGGTAAAGGATTCTAAAGTTGTCGGTATCGGCACCCATTGGGTATTGGCGTAGTCCAGAATCTAACCAAGCAGTGCGGCTCATAGTTCCATAAGACCATACATCATCTAAATAATCGTAAATAACATAGCGGTCAACAATATCACTATTAGCAGAGCAATAGAACCACCAAATCTCGTTGTAGCCTTCAATAGACCCAGCAAATACTTGGAAGTTCTGGCTTTGATTAATGTCTTGGTAAACGTATTGACGCAACGAACAAGACAATGTTTCTACACGACCCGTGTATCTATAAAACTTATCAGTACCCATCCAATAGGTTACGTTATTAACTGTAATAGAAGCGTTGGGACCCATAATAGATATGTTGTCTTGTAATAACTGGAAGCCCCAAACATAAGGAGGCCCTAAATATTGCATAGAATAAACAGCCGAATCTGACCAAACAATTATCTCTTGACGAGTTGAACGAGCACAAACAATATAGGAACCAATATTAAGGCGATATTCGCCAGACTGGTTTGTTACTGCGGGTACCCATTCATAAGGGTTTTCTTGGTCGGACCAACGTACTAATAGCGGGTCAAATGGAGTATCAGCATCTGTAGGGTCATAAGGATTAGCGCCCATTGCAATAACAAAGCGTTGAATTGCCGACCCAATAATTTGGTTAGTTGTGTTAGGTACAAACTGACCTTGATACCCTAAAGATGTAGAAAGCGTATTTAACAGAACTGCTCTTACACTGACGCCAGTTGTTGCTGACCAGTAATAGATACCACCACCACGAGGGGCAATAATTAAATCTTGACCAAAATTATCGTTAGTCCATAAACGCAACTGGGAACCAATACCCACATCTGCTGCAGACCCCCAAGGACGAATACCGTATTCTGGATAAGCAGTAACAGTAGTCCCACCACCTACAGAACCATACAAAGCAGTTACAGAAGCTGTGCCCGTACCAGAACCCGGACCTGTAGCAACAAAAGATACGCCGACTGTATTTGACGCCGCCCCAATAGCTGTAAAGCTTGTAGTTCCTACAGAAGTAATAATGTATGTAAGCCCTGTACTAAAAGACCCTGCATTGGCATCAGGTAGCGTAATCGTGTAGCTATTAGCGTCTACGTAAGTAATTTCAAAAGTTTTATTTAGCACTGTAGCAGGCACAGCGGCATCAATCCCAACACCATATACTCCATAACTGCCTGTACCAAACCCAACTGTGCCAGAAAAACCATATACAGAAGGTGTTGCTATTAAATCTGTTGCTCCAGAAAAAGCTACCCAAACAATAGAAGCCGTACCAGAACCAGTGCCTGCACCAGTAGCGGTAAAGATAGTCCCAACCGTATTAGCAGAAGCGCCAATAGAAGTAAAGCTAGTAGAACCTACAGAAACAATTTTGTACTGTTTACCGATAGTAAAAGCGCCCGCCGTAGTTAAATACCCGTTGCTAGTTTGAGTTACTGTAACGGTAGAATTGCCTGCAATAGCCGTAAACGGATTAAGCCCTAAAACAGTAGGAGCTGTTGGAGACCAAGCACCGGCACCCCAACCATTATTTACGGTATACACATCATTTCCAACGGGGTATAAGTATTGGACTGTTACGGTTCCGCCCCCAGTAGCCGTAGTAGAAGCTGTTAAAGTAACATCAATTGTGTAAGTAAGAACATCTATTACTGTATTAACTACGTATTGACCACTAACAGCTAAACCTCCAACTGTTGCAGTGCTAGTGATGTTTATGTAATCTCCAACACTAGGAGAAATGCCACTAACTGCATCGGTTACTGTTACTATTGAAGACCCCGCTGTAGTTGCTAACGGAGTGGCTCCTAAAGTTGTTGTTGTGCTACCACTATTGTTTAATAAAAGCGGGGTTACATCGTTATAAGTTCCGCCGTTTTCAACATAATATTTTTTGCTAGTACCAACGCCCAATAAGTTAGCGCCAGCTAATGTACCCCAATTCCAAAGTGCTCGGCATATACCCACAAAAGTGTTATCAGAAAGACGTGTCCAGCCACCAATCTTTTCTGCGTTACCAGAACGAAAACGAATTTTATCGCAGTCAAACCAACCGCCTTCATTGGTGTAGTTTGTACCCTCTTTGTTAATACCGGGCTTAAAGACTAGTTTTTGTAATGGCATATATTATCCTAGTGCTGCAAGGGCTTTAGTTGTTTTTTGCAATCTGCCATCTAAACCAAGGGTTCCCCCGTTGATTCGTTTAGTAATTTGACCGTGTTCTTGTTGGTCAGCAAGCTCATTTAATCCTTTTTTGTTCCAAAACCAACCCGCACTTAGAGCCGCATATTTAAGATCAAGTAACCAATTAGGATTACTGATAAGATCCACACCCAAACTAGATCCGCATCGCTCATAATTCTCACGCCCTGTTAATTGAATAAGGCCTCTTCCATGATACTTCCAACCATCACCTTCTTGGTTGTTGCCAAGGCGTCCAGCATAAACTTTATTAGCCAATGCTTGAGGGTTATGCGCATACTTGTTGGCAGCAACTAAATCAGGAAACCTACTAGGCCAAACTTTAATCAACCTTTCTGGGCTGTAATTAAGGTTTTCTTCCAACTTAGTAAAATTACTTGATTCATGAGCACACTGACCAATAAACGCTGCTTGACGCTTGGGTGTATTAATGTCATATTTAATAAAAGCAGCCTGTAAAGGCTCCTCCCATTTTGGGTCAATACCAAGAGCTCTTAGTTGGTCATGTGTCATTTTTTAAGGTTAGCCATAATGCGTGTACCAAACAAAAATCCAAAAGCTATATTAGCGGCTTCAATACCAATTCTTTGAATCTCAGGGGCTACTGGTAAAAACAATGTGCCTATACCCACAACAATTACAAACAACGCACCTAGATACCTACTAGACGCTCTTAAATCAACTACCCATTGGCTAGGTTGCCCATAGGGGTTGTCTAGCTTTGCAATGGCTTCTAGCTTTGCTATTTCATTTTGGTCTAGCTTAATTTGGTCATCAACGTTTAAAGGCTTTACCCCACCGGTAAACATACCGATTAGGCTTTTAATACCATCTATGCCTACTGGGACTAGTGCGCCAATAATGGTTTCTAAAATCATTTTGCTTTGCGTGTTGTTTTTTTAGCTACCGTTGCTTTCTTTTTGGCAACAGGTTTTTTCTTTTCTTCTGGTGCTGGAAAAGGCCATGCTGTTTCTATATTAACCTTACCAACTTCAAAATTAATTTTTGGCATATAGCCAAGCTTGTCAAACACCCAATGAATAATAAACATAATTTTCCTTTAAAACTCTTTAACAAAAAGTTGCAAGCTTTCCCGTAAGGGTGCGTTCCCTGCAGTTAGTAGTGCGCTGTGCATTATTGGTGGGGCAAAAAAACAGCCTTGGTTATAAAAAGGTGCTATGCACTTTGTTTCGTCGCCATCTTCATAAGCAAAATAGCCACCCCAGTTTTTATCCCAAGTTTCGTTTAAATACACTGTACCTGTATACATATAAGTATTATCATCATGCCAAGGTATAAAAGACGCTCTAGACATTAAATGGATAAATACTTTCCAATCTTTAGGCTCTTTTTCAAATATGCCTTTTGCCACCAACTCTTGATATACCTCAGACTTTAAATCCTCACTAAGCGTAAAACCAAAAACAGCGTTACTAAACCCGGTTACACCTTTATCGTAACCAAAAAAATTAGTCTGGGTGGGTTGTTTACCATCCCTAGTAAATGCTTTTAACTTTACTATTAGCTGCTCAGACAAAACGTTTTGTTGGATATTCATTTAAGTTTTGATAATAAAGTTAATTGCCAAATATGGTTGGAGGTTAGCGCCTGTACCACTTACGCCAGCAGTTGCAACTGTTGTTGTAATATTTGCTGTGCCTGTTGCTGTTGTTTGCCCGCTAATACTTGCTGCTGGGGCAGGGCCTGTAGGGGTAGAAGCTCCCGATGCTCCACTTGGTACTGTGTGCGTATGTCCTGAATCTGTAGATGTTGCTGTATGGGTGTGGCTTACTACTACTGCATCAACAGTACCGCCTGTGCTTGCTAAAGCATAAGAACCGCTTACACCTAATGGGCTGCGACCACGATAATCAGGCAATGTAAAAGAAGCACCACTACCACCAAATGTATACCCAACAACAGCAAAAAGAGTTGCGTAGGTAGTTGTTGAAACAGAAGAGCCGTCACATAACAAAAACCCACTTGGGGCAGAAGCCGTAGACCACATTACCAAGCTGCCAGTAGGGACACCATTAGCTAGTACAAACGCAGTAGTTGCAATTTGGGTTGTATTAGTCCCTGCGGTTGCAGTTGGAGCTGTTGGGGTACCAGTTAATGTTGGAGACGAAATTGTTGGCGCTGTGCCAAATACCGCAACACCTGTACCTGTTTCATCTGTTAAAGCTGCAGCTAAATTAGCTGAAGAAGGTGTGCCTAAAAAAGTAGCAACACCAGTTCCTAAAGCGTTTAATCCTGTACCGCCAGAACCAGCTGGGAGTGGGTTTGTTAAAGTAACAGCTTGGGTAGAGCTAATAGCAATAGCAGTTGTGCCACTAGTCTGGATAGCCATTGCCCCAGTAGTGTCTGCAATGACGTTTAACGCTGTTGCTGCCGTAGTGCCAGCATTTAATGTAGTTGCCATATTAGGTTCCCGATGTAGAAGCTAAAAGATAGTAAACCGTACCGCCAATGTTAATAGCGACTTTATTAGTTACCGTGTTGGTTGTAGACGCCGACACCGCCGTAGAAGCTAATACGTTTCCAGATACAGCCGGCAAAGTTAGCGTGGGGGTTCCAGCAATCGCCGGCGCTGCAACTGTTGCAGTTCCACTTGTACTACCCGAAATTGTTACTTGACCCATGATTTATCCTTAAGTCTTGATAATGAAGTTGATACCGAGGTATGGCGGTAAGTTAGCGTTTGTACCAGAAACACCAGTTGTACTATTAGCTACAGTAATACCTGTAACAGCAGAACCTGTATTTGGTGCTCCTATGCTATATGCACCATAAGTAAATGTTAATCCACCACTGCCTGTAAGCCCTGATTGAGAAGTTGTGTGAAAATGTCCCGGGTCTGTAACAGTTGCAGTATGAGTATGGCTTACAACTACAGCATCAGCACTACCGCCTGTAGCACCAATAGTCGTACCATAAGGCATACGGCTTGTGTAGTTAGGTAAGTTAAATGTAGTAGAGCCATCACCTATGCCAAATGTAGTGCCAACTACAGCATACAAAGCAGCGTAAGTAGTGCGAGAAACTGCAGTACAATCACAAGATAAATACCCAGTCGGCGCCGAAGATGTAGGCCACATTAGCAGCGCACCCGTCAAAACTGCATTCTGGGTTACAAAGGCTGTAGTAGCTAGTTGGGTTGTATTAGTTCCTGCCGCTGCAGTTGGGGCAGTCATAACGCCCGAAATAGAACCTGAAGTTAAGCTGGTTGCGCCTGTAACTCCCAAAGTACCGCCAACGCTCATATTGCCAGTATCAGTTAAGCCAGTAGCAGTTAGAGTGCCGTTTACCGTAAAGTTGCCAGCCGAGCCAGTCTGGGCAGAGTAAAAGTTTGTGCCATCGCAATAAGCTTGGGCAGTAACCCCATTAGGGATAGTCACGGTAGACCCAGAAGTCCCACCAATAGTAATAGCATAGCCGCCAGTGGTGTTATTAGTTACTACATAGAGCTTGTTTACTAGCGGGGCAATAATCTGGCGAATAGCTGAGTTTGTACCAGAAGCCACCAAAACCGCATTTCTAGCCTCATCTGAGGTGCCGTTATAGTTGGTTAATACGTAGTCGGCGTTGGTCATTGTAATGCCTTGAACGCCCGTAATCGCCTGTTCTACAAGAGTACCAAAGTTATTATTGGTTGTAGTACCCCATGTACCGGATTGATCGCCGTTACCAATAAGCTCTAGTTTAAGACTAGTTGAATATGTAGATGCCATTATTTATCCTTTATCCTTGCGTATTGTCTATACGCTGCCAATTCGGGTTCTGGTCGTCCCCAATATTTGACCAAGTAATGCTGTTATTGTTGTTTACTGCGTTCCAAGTAATAGTCTGATTATCGTTGATTCTAAACCATCCACGGGGAAATTGCGAGTCCGCCATGAACACGTTTTCAACAATAGACTGCAAGAAATTAGACTGTTGAGTACTAAAATCGGCTAAATTAGTATTTTCTACTAGCGAGGCAGCAAACTGAACTTGTATTTGGTCAACATCTGCTAATGAAGCATTTTCAGTAATACTAAAGAAGAACCCTCTTATAGCTGTTGCCAAATCAGCTACGCTGATTGTTTCAGTAATGCTATCAAAATACGCAATAATAGAGCTGCGAATATCGTCCGTTGTCACTGCTTCAGTAATAGCCTGTAAGAAAGCTGAAGTCTGGGTGCTTAAATCTTCTAAGTTTATATTCTCAGCAACGCTTTGGGCAAACTGGGCGGTAATACTTCTTACATCTGCCATATTTACATTTTCAGTTCTTGCAAGGTTATATCCAGCAATACCATCATTAACATCGGCTAAATTACTGTTTTCGCTAATGCTTGATGCAAACTGAGCCACAATAGCCTGCGCATCAGCCATCGTAAGTGCTTCAATAATGCTAGATGCAAACTGAGCATTAATTGTAGAGGTATCTGCTAAATTACTGTTTTCATCTCTTGTAACATTATAGAAAGTAATCTGGGTGCTAGAATCATTTAAGGTAGCGGCTTCTACAATGCCAGCAAAGAAAGCGGCTGCCTGACTGTTTGTGTCAAACATTGTTACTGATTCAGTAATACTAGGGCTGTATGCGTAAACTTGTATGCTAGAGTCGGATAAACTAAAGTTTTCAATAATGCTAGATGCAAACTGAGCTGCAATAGACGCTGCATCAGCCAATCTAGAATTTTCAGTAAGGCTTAATGGGAATTGAGCATTAATTGTAAGAACATCAGCTAAGTTACTATTTTCAGCAATTGATTGTAAGAAAGCAGAAGTTTGAGCGCTTGAATCTGTTAAGTTAGAATTTTCAGTAATGCTTGGGCTATATGCGTAAACCTGTGTACTAAAATCGTCTAAGTTATTGTTTTCTGTAATGCTTGATAAAAACTGAGCAGCTATAGATTCTGCATCTTCTACTGTTAAATCTTCAGAACGGCTTAATAAATATGCCGTAATAGCTGTTTGGGCATCCGCTAAATTAGAATTTTCTGTAATAACTTGTAAGAAAGCAGAGGTCTGTGTGCTTGAGTCTGCTATGCCAACATTTTCAGCAATTGAAAAAGCATAAAGCGTTATACCTAATGATGAGTATGGCGCTTGTGAAAAGGCAGTTATACCAAACATATATTAAGGCAATGTATCTACATAGGCTTTAGATTCTTCTTGAGTCATTAACATACCATTTTTATCCTCTAACTCAGCCACACTAGAATTAATTTGGGCTTTAAACAACTGGTAGTCTGTGCTATCAACTTGAAAGGGTATTACAAATCCAGTTGAACTAAGAACAGAATCAGCATTGAGAAGTTTAAAGATTATAGTGTCCATTGTTTAGCTCTTTAGCTAGACCACAATTCGTCTGGTGCAACAGGCCAATCTACATTACCTTCAGGTGGATTTAAACCAATATCCCTAATTTTGCTTCTGTAATATAGCCATTCTGTTTGATTGGTAAGGTAAGGGTTTGATTGATTCGGGTCACCTACGGCTGGAATAGAAGTCCAGTCGGTATCAGAAAGAATTTGGTCAGCAGTTGCTTTGTTATCTGCCGCACTAATTGGTGGAATAACTGGTGCAATAAACTGACCATCAATGTAGTGGTATCCAACACCAGCAACGGAGTCTACAGGAATAGCTACGGCAGTAGTTCCTTCTGGTGGTGTCCAATCGCTTGAACCATCCCAAACACAAGTGTTAATCACTAAAGTATTTTCTATAATTGCATAATTTGACATATCTATCACCATGAAATAACAACTATTATTCCAGCACCACCAGCACCGCCAGCACCAGAGTTTCCTACGGCGTTTGAAGAACAACCACCACCACCACCGCCACCGCCATATAATCCACCAGCACCGCCAGCACCGCCATTAGTTGTTATGGAAGATTGACCACCACCTCCACCACCACCACCATAAATACTGTTTGCAGTAGAAGCTGTACCAGCACCACCAGCAGTTCCATCAGTTAAAGAAGCAGTACCGCCAGCAAAACCACCATTAATTGCATAAGCTCCTGTACCCCCCAAACCCATAACAGTTCCTAAAACATTCGTAGTACCAATACTACCGCCACCAGCACCGCCACCAGCACCATAGGTACCCCAAGCACCACCATACCCACCAATTGAATTTGCAGAACTAATAGCATTAGTACCTGTATTTATAGCTAAAGAAACAACTCCTGCTAAACTTTTAATAATATTTGCACCTGTAAGGCTTGTTTCAAAACCTACAGCCGCAGAAACTGTTGGTGTATTTGTTGCATTAGTTATTAAACCACCAGTACCTGCAAAGCCACCATAAGAAGTTAAATAAGTTCCAAATGTAGTATTTCCACCAACAAGACCAGCGTTGCCAGCAGTTGAATTGGTTGCTTGTGAAACACCACCTGTACCGCCATTGCCAATAGTTACAGTAACAGTAGAAGTCAAATTACTTGCTTGTAAAATTCTATCTACATAAGCTCCAGCAGTTCCACCAGCACCACCAATTCTTTGTATAGTTGTTGCCGCCTTTCCACCGCTTCCACCACCACCTCCACCACCAATAGCAACTACCCTGACATTATTAACACCAGCAGGTTTAGTCCAAGTTCCGCTCGAGGTAAATGTTTGGACATTATATATAACAGAGCCTGTTGCAGTTCCTAACCAAGATGAACCATCCCATGTCCAAGTTGCGTTATTGGCTGTATAAATCTGCCCTACTGTAGGTGATGCTGGGAAGTCTAAAGATGCCATAACAATCCTAATTTATTGTTTACCATGAAATAACAACTATTATTCCGTCTGCGCCATTGCCGCCAGCACCAGAGTTTCCTAAAGAATCAGTAGATGCACCGCCACCGCCACCACCACCACCATATAACGCACCAGCACCGCCAGCACCAGCATTGGTTAGTAAAGAAGCCTGACCGCCACCGCCACCACCGCCGCCATAAGGAGCTGAAGCAGTTGTGGCAGTTCCATTGCTGCCTGTTGAACCATCGGTTGCGGAAGCACTACCACCAGCACTAGGAAATAATAAAGATGAACCAGCACTACCATATCCAACAGCACTTAAAGCATTTGCTGATGAAATACTGCCACCACCACCGCCATTACCAGCCTTAAATGAAGCGTATGGGCCGCCACTAGTAGCTAAACCACCATAAGAAGCACTACTATTAGCAGCATTAAGCCAAGTTGTTCCAGAGGTGCTTTGTGACAATTGTCCTGTTATATAGTCCGTAATTGTTATTGTTGGAGATACTCCCAAACCATTAAAACCCCCACTTCCAATTAAATAAGAACCAAATGTACTATTTCCACCAGCAGTTCCAATATTGCCATTGGTAGAATTAGTGGTTACAGAAACACCCCCAGCGCCGCCAGAACCAATAGTTACAGAAACAGTAGAAGGTAAAAATGTTGCTGCATAAATTGTTTCTTGCCTCATTCCACCAGCACCGCCAGCACCGCCAGCCCTATTAGATGAAACCGCACCTTTTCTACCTGAACTACCACCAGCTCCACCACCAATAGCAACTACTCTGACATTATTAACTCCAACAGGCTTAGTCCAAGTTCCGCTAGAAGTGAATGTTTGAGTATCGTAAACAGCGCCTGTTGTAGATGAATTAACAGTAGAGTCTATCCATTGTGAAGTATTGGCATCGGTATAATATATTTTTAATCTACCGCCAACATCATCCCACCATAAATCTCCAGCAGAAGGAGAGCTGGGGGCTGTAGAGCTAACAGTAACGGAAGCACCACCACCACTAGCAGCAACCCAAGTAGGGGCTACACCAGAACCACCAGAAGTAAGCACATATCCAGATGTGCCAGGATTATTAGTTGATACAACTGAATTGTCTGCTGGATAAGTTACAAATACAGTTACAGTTCCAGAAAAGGTTACTGCTGCGCCTGCATTACTAGAGCTATAGATAGTTGTACGAGTAAGTGATGGCCCTATAGATACATAAGTGCCTATACCTACTTCCCAGTTTCCAGACGAATCTGTAGCTGAATAGTAAGTTGTATTACCATTTCCAATTACAGAAAATGATTGAAAACCAGTAACAGCACCACTTAGCGTAAAGCTAACTGTTGTAACGGCTGTGCCAGTTTCTTGTACACGATCATATAGTGCAAGAGCCATTATTTATTTTCCAATATTTCTTTAGCCCATGTGCAACTTTTGTGGGATTTACGTTGTCCGTTGATGCACTTTATTACGTTGGGGTGTTGGATACCGGCCTCTTTCATAGCTTTCTCACCAATAATACGAATGGTTTTGCCCGTTTTAATATCAGTACCAATCCATACCCATTTACGTTGATATGTGTTTCCTACAGCATATTGATTGCCTTTAAGTACTTTACTAGCAACAGCTTTTTGTTTTTTTGAAGTAGGGCGGCCTAAATTATATTTATTACCCGTATGGGTTTGACGAATTTTTTCTTTAAATTCTTCTGAGTGTTTTAATTCAGAAGGTATGCCTTTATTCCAAGGAACAGAACCAAGTTTTGCAAGTCGGTTTTTTTCGACTTGTTCTGGTGTATGTTTATAACCAGATGTACCTTCGCCGCCAGCAGTAAGATTTGCAAGGCTATACCCCATATCTTTAAAGCAAGATATTAATAACATTTCATGGGTTAAAGCCTCAGCCTCTGTTTTCCAATTGGCTAAAATTTGTACTATTGGTTGCCCATATTTTGCAACAATTTTTTTCCACTTATCATTTCTGTATTTTATTTGATACGCACGTTTCCCTTGGCCTTTACCTATGTAGAATAATTGGCCTTGGGGTGTTACGTGACTATAAGTATAAAACACAAAAGCCCTTTAAAATCAAGGACTAAGAAGTGGCGGTAGAACTATATGTCACACTCACAGTATCACCAGCTGTAACAACTTTTGCAGTACTAAAAGCACCAGCACTATACAAAGTACCAGCAGTAGAGCTTTGTGTGCTAACTGCGCCTGTACCAGTACATAAGAAACAACCGCCAACAGTACCACCAGCACCAGTAATAGTGTAGGTAATAGCAGTTGCAGAAGAAGTTGTTACGTTAGATGGTGTAGAGCCAGAAGAAGTAGCAGAAGCAAATACGGCTGTTCCACGAACTGCTGAACCACCAACCGTGTAGTTAGTAAACTCGGTCCAACCAGCGTGAGAGGTCATAGTATCTGAACCAGTGCCGAATGTTGGAGATGCGCCAGAAACCAGACCCAAGAAAGGCCCAACTACTGTATACGCAGAACCTTTTAACAAGGTATCCAACATTAGCTGTTTACCAATAGCGTTTACTAAGTTAGGGAATTGATCTACCCACTTAATATTTCCATCAACATCACGGCACTCAACGTGGTATGTACCTGCGATACCAACGGTTTCGTCACCGACTAGATTTGACTGCATGGTTACTTCTGCATGGTCGCCAAAATTTGATAATTCTTTTTGCATAATTGCTCCTTAACTGAATCTAATAATGGCATCTGCTGCATCTGCCGTTGGAAAAGTAATTGTAAAACTTGTTGTAGGGGTTTTGTCCGCCCCAAAATTTAATACTGCTACTGCTGCTCCTGTGGTGCTATTGTATATCAAAGCCCCTCTAGTCGTAAAGGAAGCGGGGGTCCAAGTTACATTAGAAAACGATACATAAGCCGTATAGCCACTACTTGTAGGAACTTGAGAAATAGTTAAAACCTTGCCTGTTGCTGTATACCCTGTACCTACTACTTCACCTACGCTTGTATATGCTAGCGTTGTTTCACTTAAGTTAGCGCTGGCTGTATATAAGGCAATCTTGTAGATATAAGGAGTTCCAACCGCAAAGTTCTCTAAAGCACTTAAGCAGTTTTGTTTAAAGATGGTGCATTGCCCTTGAACAATACTCATGGGTTAACCTTAATTTTAGCCTGTCCATCACGGTATGCGTCACCACGTTCCAGACCAGTTCCCAAACGATTGAGTTGCATAAGCGCCTCGGTGTACTTGTCTTCGTAGTATTTAATTAAATCTTGTTCGCCCTTCATAAAGAGCATTGCTTCACGCATAGAGCCATAAAAAAGCACAGGATCGTAGTTATCGCCAAGCCAGCTTGTACCTGCAACGTTATTAACGCCAGTAACTGTATATACAAACCCAGAGCCAGAACTACCGGTATAAATGTTACTAAAGCTTAAAACGTCACCAACAGCGTAGAAATTACCTGCATTTTTAAGGGTTATGGATGTTATAGCTTGGCCAGAAATAGTAATGTTTGCGGTGGCTCCAGAGCCTGACCCGCCTGTTAGCGGTATGTTGCTGTAGTTGCCGTTGGTATAAAGAGAGCCAGCAGTAGTAAGCGTACCTGCAGAAATAGCGCCTTGGACAATAGATACTGGGTAGTAAAAATAATGAAGTTCTACGGTATAGTTACCGCCGGGTGTTGGTCCCATAATAAAAGACAACTCGTTCTGGTCTGTGTACTGTGAACCAAATAAAGCGTAATACTTAGGTAAAGCGCCCAATCCAACAGACGTTGAATTTGGGTATGCTTCACGGATAAAGTTAACATCTTTGTTAAGTAAGTAACTATAGTCCCCGTCTTCATTAACCACAGCTAACGAAAATGTTGATAAGTAGTCATTTGGACAAGACAGA